ATGACTTCTTTATCGTCAGGTGTTCATACTTGTAGCGGTGCATTTGGATCTGGTTCTAGTTGCATTGGATCTACTACTGTACAAATAACAATTGATTAAATTTTGGCTGCTATTAATAATATTATTTCCTGTCAAAATCTTTGCAAACCCAGTTGTGCCAACGTTTCGTACAGGAAGTTCAAGCACAAATTCTCAAAGCCAATCTGTGGTGACAGAAAATATAGTAAGCCACCAGTTCCGTACAGGCTACACTCTGAGTGTATCAGGGTCAAACATAGAGAGTGCAGATGTCAATGGTTATATTAATTCGATTCCTACGGCAGAAGCTACGCAAACAGTTAATGGGGTTAACTTTTCATACACAAGTCCTACGTTGGAAGGTGTACCTAGATGGAAAATAGTAAACGAGTCTCAGCCATTCAGTTTGGTAGAGTCAGTAATTTCTCCCGGCCTAGACACAATAACTACAATAAACCGCACCATAAATACAACAACTACCACCACCGTAGAAACTACGTTTGGGCAGTAATTTTATTATGTTTATGCCCCTCCAAAACCCTTGCTAACACTACAATTTCTAGTCCGAGCAGCCAAGCACAGGGGGTTATTAATAATAATGCCACCCAAATACTTCCAAATTCTAGCCCCCAGTTTAGGATGTCACAAGGGATTGTATGCAGTTCACCTAGTCTTACCATTACGCCCTATGTAGTGGATTCATGGAGCTTTAACAGGCCAATAGAGCAATATACATATCAAGACGTATACAACGAGGATACAGGGGCAGTAAAGTACACTACAAAAACACCAAGGTTTGAGAAAGATAACTACAATTTAAACTACGGTATATCAGCACAATTTAGTATTCCGTTAGGTAAAGCACCTGCACTATGTCATCAGGCAACAGAGGTAAATATAAAAAACCAAAAATTATTATATGAAAAAGGAAAATTAGAATTGGCCTTGTTTAGGTTAAAGGTATGTGGTGAACAAGCTAAGTTGGGAGTACAATTTACAGGCAAGTATGCATCTATATGTGAGGGAATTAGTGTTACTGTCCCTCCCGGTCAGGTGATCCCTCACTCTCATTCTTTGAAGCCTTAGATTTAGTTAGACGTTTTATAAGTTGCTTCGTTAGGGGTTTTATAGCGTTTAAAATAAGAGGAGTACTCGCAGCGATACTAGCGACAAAAAAAGTAGAGACAGCAATGCTAGGCGTAGGTAAGTACTGGTCGATGAACTGTACGTCTTCATAAACAGTAGTGCAATCACCGTTGCTTTCTCTAACATAATCTTTGATACGCTCCAATCGTTTATCGTTAACAAAACTTCCTATTCTGGGAGCATTGTCTGGAGGACAGGGTTTGTATTCATCTTCCTTCTTTTTGTCTTTTGGTATTTTAGTTTTTGGTGGTTCATTAGTTGGCATCTCACTTTCATTAGCAAGATTAGGCATCTCTTCTGTAATTGTTAATTGATCTGGTACATAGTTTAATGGGTTAAAACTAGGGTACGGACAATTACTAATTACACCATTAGGATCTTCTATTATTAAATTTCTATTGCCTGTATTTTTAGTATCTCTGTGGTAGTAAGTGCAACCTATTACTTGTACATTTGAATGGCTATAGTCAGGCACATAGGTATATGGAATATGAACATCAGGTATATGTATCTCAGGTATTTCCAATTAAAATTTTAATTTTTTTTGTGTTGGTGGTGTAGGAATAGATGGCCCTGTTATGTCAGGCAATCCTTTATCTAATACATTAGGTAATAAACCTTTAACTTCGCCAAGTATTTGATTCATAATCTTAGCTTTAAATTGTTCGCTGCTTACATATTTGTATGTAAAAAAACCACCGCCTAATATTCCCAAAACTAGGATAGTAGATACGATAGTTAAAGCATCAAGAATTTTTCTCATGGTCAAATTGTTAATAGTAAAAACACTTGCATTTTCTAGTGTTCTCTGTCTGTTATTAATTTTAACCTTGTCTCCTTTATATGTCATTACTGGATTAATGACACGGCAACTTATACAAGAAAAAGTTAAGTAGTTTGTTTTAGTGCAGGTGCTGTATCAGGTATTACTACTGCTGCTTTTCTGTCATCTAAAATTGCTTGAATTTGCGTAAATCTAGTTTTCATTTGGTCTACTATTTTTTGTGCATCATTATGCTTTTGAACTACTTGTGCTAATTCTTCTTGTAATTGTTGGTCAGTTGGTCTAGTCATTATTTAGATGGTAAAGATGATTTATCTGCTATTAGTTTAGCTTTCCAAGCTGCTTTTACATCAGATGTCCACACAGCATTACATATTGCTAAAACTTCTGCTGGCTCTCCTGATAAATCAGTATCAACTAAATTATCAGAATTATCTAACGTACCAGCTTGCAACACATATCTTTCAAAAGATCTTGCAATTTCTGTGTCATCACGTTTAACAACTGTTGCTTTACGGACTTGTACCGCTTTATATTGTCCAACAACTTCTATCTTGTCGTATTCGATTGATTCGTTTAATGCCATTAGGATTAATCTCCGATTAAAACAGGTTTAGGCTTAGTTTTAAGACGTAGCTTCGGTCTAGTCATGAATTTTTAAGACACCAGCAAATGCAATTTCCATAGCACCACTACTCCAAGCCATACCAGAAATAGGGCCATACATATTTAAAGTAGTAGGAGAATTAGCTTGCCATCTTATATTGTAGTTGTAAGAACTGTTAGTTATATAATCAGTACTATTTATAAGCATATAACCAGCGTTAATATATTGATAAGCACCTTGTAATGAATCTTCTACTGAAAAAGGTAATCCTGTAACTGTCCAATAACCATTACTTCCAGCACTATTAGATCCACTTCCCATATAGTAATATGCACTTAAAAAAAGTAAATTACCGACTCTTGTATAATTACCTTTTAGGTATTGTGATGGAGTAGGGTTGGAAACACCATTTTTTTGAAAATCAGGTGTCCAAGTGCCTTCTTCATAGTCGCTAAGCAATTCGCTTGTCATTCCACTAGCATGACTTGTTGCTGAAAAGTCAATACCTTTACCAGATGCAAACGCTAGATTATTTTGTGCAGTAATTTTACCATCACCAGCTATTGCAAGTTTTTGATTAACACCATTGTAAAGTGCAAAAGCTAATGTAGCTGTATTTGGACTATCAATTTTTACTCCATATTCAGTAGTTTTTTGAAATATTGCACCCCAATCATTAACGTCTGTAGTAACGTACAACGCTGAATCTTGACTAGAAGCATCATTGATTCCTGATCCATCTATCTTTAATCCACCAGTTATTGATGCTACTGTGCCATTAAACGTAAAATTAGATTCACCATTTAAAGTATTAGAATTTGCATCACCAGTAATAAGTCTGTTATCTGCGTTGCTGTTTATTGTTGTACCAGCAGGGATGGATTCAAAGCTAGGATCTGCTCCGTTGTTTGCTCGTAAAAACTTACCATTGTTATTACTATCGCCATGCAATAACTTAGCTAAAGTTATAGCTTCGTCTTTTATAGCAGGTGTAGATACTTTAGTTAGTGCCATAATTAGTTAGGTTTTGTAGGCCATGTAGGGTTTGCTGGGTCAGACGTATTAGCTGGTAAATCTCTTAATGTTTGCCTGTATGTTTTCATTTCTTCAGTCATTGTTCTATCAGATAATCCATATACATCAGTTTCTCTTAGTTTCATATTTCTTGTAGATCTTAATGAGTCCCAAAAAATCTCGGCAGGTTGTACTTCATCAGGTACTTCATAACTTTTTATTTCGTTAGTTTGTATGTTGTGTTCAGAAATTTTCATAATTTATACTAAATAATCTAAAATGTAAGAGCCTTGAGAAAAGTTGCCAGACGTAGCGTACATAGCAACTCTATCTAAATCATTACTACCTAAAGGTACGATACCTCTACCTTCATACATGACTCTATGACTACTCCAATACCCTCCATTGGATTCAAAAACAGAATTATTATACATCCAGTTTTTGTTACTACTAGTAGATTTTATTTTTTCTAATTCAATAAATCCATTCCAAATATATGTTGAAGAATCCCAGTTAGTTGTACTAATACCTATCCTGTCATTTAAAGCAGAACCAGTACTGTCTGTATTACTATAATAATGATAATTTGAATTACCTGCATAAACTCCATTAGTTTCTATTCCCCCAGAATGTCCTACTCTTAAATAAAAATAACCATTACCGCTTGTTCTCATGTCATAAAATTTTATTCGTACCTTAGTAGCAGTAGAAGGTATGCCAGTTATAACTTGACCACTTACGTTAGTAGGAAAATTTGCTTCTGTTCCTTTTGTCCATGCACCTTGTCCTATAAATGCCATTACAATACCTCCGTTAAATTAAATTTATACTTTTTGCCATTGCGTTTGTTAATTAAGAAAAGATCCTCTGCTCCTTCTTGTATTGTAAAACTTCCCCAAGTTCCGTCAACGTCATTAGCACCACCTTCGTTAGATAAGTTAAGGTCATTGGTGTAGACGTTTGCCCAACGTAATGATGATGTACCTAAATCGTATGTGTTGTTAGCTAAAGGTACAAATCCACCTGCACCAAAATTAAACCTATTAACATTATTTGTTTTTATTTGTACGTCAGCATTATTTGTACTACCTATGTCAAGGTTGCCACCAGCAGTAGTTTCAATTTTGTTTTTATTGTTAACCGAGTCGTGATAAATTTGTATGTCTTGATTAGCACCAGATACAAACTTACCGCCATCTGGTAAATATACATGTCCTGTACCTGTTAAGCTACCTGTTAACGTACAGCCAGCATTTGTAGTCTCAAACTTTTTGTTGCCACCATAGTAGAGTTCAATTTCATTGTTACTTCTTTTAGAAGCTAAGCTTTTTGTAATTGTACCAGAAGCAAAAGTTCCAAGTATTAAATCACCAGAACCACCAGCCATTCCAAGAATAGTAAAATCAGAACCATTGACATAAGAAATATTGTAATCACCAGTACTCGGATGATCACCAAATGTAATTGATGCACTATCAGCAAATTCTAGTTGATCTTGACTAGCATCAAATAATATTTTAGTTGCATTATTAGCAGCATTTTTAAATGCAACATCATGTCCATTAGTGTCTAATGCACCGCCTAGCTGCGGTGATCCGTCAGATAATAAATCTGTATTAACAGTTTCAAAACTTGGTACACCACCATTATTAGCTCTTAAAAATTTACCGTTATTATTAGATGTACCGTTTGCAAAACTAGCAGGTGTTACCGTTCCATTACTTGGAGTACCAATACTAACTGTTGCCCCAATAGTAACTATAAAATAATCAGCACCAGTAGGAGGGGCAGAGCTAAATACAATTTCACTACCATCTAATGCAAAACCTTCTGACGGTTGACCTGTGCCTGCATTTGGTTTCTGAACAACACCATTAATGCTTACCAACATTTGTTGTGCAAATTGACCTGCATTGCTTAAAGTAAATTTGTATGCAGCACCATTAAATGTTGCACTATTACCACCAGTACCAGAAAACTGGCTAATAGTATTTATAAAGAAATTACCAATAGTTTGTGTTTCTTCCCACGCACTAGTAGTTGCGTTATATACAAGTAATTTTCCTAAATTTGTATTATAAAATAAATCGCCATTATCATTATTAGAAGTTGGATTTGTTGACCCAACTCTATATCTTTCTGCAAAAGCATTTACACCTGCTAATCCTGTAGCAACTGTGTTGACGTTTGCAATATTATTACCAACGTTATTAACGTTTGCAATTGCACCGCCAACTGTATTTACATTAGATATTGACCCTGCTACTACACCAATATTGTCATCGCCAACAGCAATGGTATTACCCATGTTATTACCATGTACTGTGCAGTAATAACGTAATGAGCTAGGTGCATTTGAAGGTACAACAAAAGTTACATTTGCATTTGCCTGACCTGCTTGTCCATTAGATGTTACGCCAGTTGTATATGCATTACCGCTTGCATCTTTAAAAGCTAATGGATGATTATTATTTGTATTATTAGATTGATCAAATATATATGTATAACCTCTAATTAAATTTAATGTTGGTGCTTGGACACTATCTACAAAGAAATAATTGGACCCTCCTACATTTTGTACTGTAATAGTAAACGTTGTTTGACCTGCTAATACCTGACCTAATGCATTTATATTACCAATATTTTGTCCAACTAAATCTACGTTTGCAATGCTGTTTGCAACAGTATCTATTTCTGAAGTGGTTTCTTGTAAATCTGCTGCTGCTACTTCTATTTCAGATACTGTTTCATTTAAATCATCAGCTACTTTTACTACTTTGGCTATATCTGCTGCAACTGTATTTACGTTATTAATATTAGTTGCGACTGTATTTACGTTTGCTATAGAACCACCAACAGCATTAACATTGCTAATTGCCCCTGCAACTGTATTTGTATTAGTAAGATCTGATCCGACAATTGTTACTTCTAACCAAGTAGTATTACCAAGGTCATAGACCCTCATTCTATTTACTGTCGTATTAAAATATAACGCTCCGTCTATTAGTGCATTGCCGTCATTATCAACTGTTGGATTATTTGCTTTAGCACCTAAATATCTATCATCAAAAGAATCTAATGCTGCTTCGGCTGCTGTTTGTGCAGTTTCCGCAGCAGTCTTAGCTGTCTCTGCTGCTGTCTTAGCAGTTTGTGCGTCATTCTTGTGTGTGTTTGCAGTTGATGCAGAGCTTGCAGCATTTGTTTCAGATGTTGCTGCTGCATTTTTAGAAGTTAATGCTGCTGCTGCAGAATTGGCTGCTGCTGTAGCCTGTGTCGTTGCGATGTTTGCTTGTGTTGTTGCTGTTGCTGCGTCTACAATTAAATCCCAATTTGCAGAATTAGTATTAGTTGTTAATGGTTGAGAACCAGATGATGTATGTGCTGTATTACAAAAGAAAATATTCCCTGTCGATGTATCTTTTACAAGATCTCTTACAGCATATGCGGTACTGGCAGCCCAGTTTCCACGGTATGTTCCCAGTTCTTTTAATACTTCAAACTCACCTAGATTATCAAAACCTAAAACTCTGTTTTTACGAGCGTTAGCATTTTCTGTAATTTCTAAACTACCAATAGTATTGGTTAATGAAAATTTAATAGATCTATCTAATTCGTCTTGTTGTTGCTGGTGCAACACTATTGCTTTATCTAATGCATCGTTAATAACTTCTGGAAAAAATCCACCTTGGTTTGTAAGATCTGTTCCTTGTAATGGCTCTACAGCAGATGTAATAACAATTTGAAATCCACTTGCTAAGTTTTGATTATTTCCACCTGATTTTAAAGTTATACTTCCACCGGGATTTCCGTTTTGGTCTGAGTTTAAAGTAACTATATAATCATTGTTTGCACCAAGAGTTAACGTAGTTTCTATACTTGTACTAACTTCTAATTTTTTTACAACTACATCTGCATCTGTAAAAACTTTAAAAGCAAAAGGATATGTAGCAGTATTACCATTACCAACTAGGTTATTAGTTTTTCGTGTAGTCGAATTTATCGTCATTAACTAGACTTTTTCACTATCTTATTCAGATTACCAACTATTCTTTGCTTTACGGTCACACCTTTAATCTCTGCCTTCACCTTTTTGACCAGACACTAAACCTCTAATTAAATCAATTGGCCCTCTTGGAATCCATCTGCCATTTTTGTAATCATGTAATAAACCAATAGCTTTAGCAAACGGATATGTAGGTACTTGACCTATTAAACCCATAAGAGTTATAACGCTTCTTACTTCATTACCTTTTACTTCTTTATTAGGGTCAGCTAAATTTATAAAAAATCTTGTTGTTCCTTGCACAGTAGAATTTATCAATGATATTGATGGACTAATAGTTATACGATCATTGTATGGTTTGTCATCAAATAAATTAAAAGGCAACATTAAAAATGTACTGCCTGTAGGAATAAAAGCTGACGTATAACGTGCATTTGAAAAAAATATAAATTCTAAAATATCATCTAAATATCCATCTTCGTCTTCATCTATTAGACCACCACTAAAAGCTTCTTGTATACCTTCAGAAACAATAGCAGGTAAAAATGAACCAAACAAGAATGCATAAAATATTTGACCACTAAATCTACTATTTTTAAATCCGAGTTCTTTAACTACTTTTTTATATCGTGTTGCGTTTAAATTAGCCTGTGAATTAAAATAACTTGTAAATTGAACAATAGCTTTAATAAGAGGAGTATCTATTTGATAAGCAGCTACATCCTCTGGTAATAAACTATCTTGTGTTTTACGCACGTTTGCATCTGCTTGTGCTATAGCTTCAACTTGTATTTCTTGTGGTGTCATAGTTTTTGGTGCATTAGCTGTTACTTGATTCCATGTTGCTATCCAAACTAAACTATCTACATAATTTTGAAATGCTTGTTGTAAAAAATATCCGTGCCTTCTTGTCCAATTTTTTATTTGTCCATATTTATTTGGATTTATAATTAAATCATTCAAAGTATTTTGTATATCAAACATTTGATTTATTTGACGATCTGCCATAAAAGGTGACATTTCTGCTACTTCATTTAAAGTTTCTATTGGATTGCGTGTATATCTTTTAAATGCATCTGTCATATATTTTTTTTCTACATTTAACATAGCAGGTAATACACCAGTAACCTGTTGTGTAGCGTTTTTTAAACTTGCAAACATAAAATTTAAACTTGTATTTTTTGTAAAATATTCAATTAAATTTCCAATTCCCATCCCATCTTTTTTAATAGATGTTCTTTGTGTTGCTGCATTTTCTAACCAAGGCATAAGCATATTCTTATATGCAAATCTATCAATACGATTTAATTCGGATTTAAATTCTTTATCATTAAATAATTTTAATAAGTCTGTAACAGCAGGTTGTACATAAGCAAAACGTAATGCATCATCTAAATGTTTTGCTTGATCAAATAAACTAATAGATAATGGTCTGTTTACTTCTGTTCTTGCTTTTGTAAATCCTCTAGGCACAGCAGGTACAGAATATCGCATTTCTTCTTTAACTTCTTCTAAAGTTAAATTCAAATTTAAATCTTCATTTAAAATATAATCAGGCTTTGCAGGTACATAACCCCCTTCAAATGTTCCAAATCTGTTAACAATAGGAGTTGTACCTATTTCTTTAAAGTAATATCCAAAAACATCTCTATGTGATTGTTGTATTAAAGGTAATAATTCTTTGTTTAAATCAAATACTTTTTGTATAAATTCATAATCTTTTTTTGTTAAATAACCTTCGTCTTGCATACGTTTTTCAAATGCATCCCATTTAGTGCTATCTAATGAACCATCTTCTCTTAAACTTCCCCAACCTCTACCTACTAACAATTTTGTTTTGTTGCTTAAATTTCCTGTATGCAACAATGCTCCTAGCAGTTCAACTTTACCTCTACCTGTTCTGTCACCGAATAAATAAGGTTCATCAAATTCATAAGCATTAATTTTATCTGATCCAAAATCTAATTCTTTTAATAGGTCTAAATAACGTCCTGTATATTTTGGCCTTTCTGATCGCCATTTTGTAAGTGGATCTTTAAGTGTTCGCCATATGTATCTTGTAAATGGCCCTGCTACATCTCCCTCTTTTGTTGTAAACACACCGCCACCTAATAAGCCATCACCTCTTAAAATTCTTGGACTTGCAGCACTACCGTCTAATCTGTCTGCCCAATGTTCTACACGATTACCTTTTGCTTTTTGTCCTTCTAAAAATAATATTGTTTTTTGTATTAAACCTGCTTCTTTTCCTTTACCTGCATCTATAGAAAGTCTGTCATCTTGTTCTCTCATAAGTGGCAATAATTCATCTTTTATAGCTTGTAGTTCTACTAATTTTTCACCAATTTTAAATTGTCGATCTCGTCTAGATTGATACCACAATGAATCCATAATTTCAGTTAACGTATTAAAATCTCGATACGTTAAGTCTGATATATCTCTACCGGGTAATAGTTTTGCTTCAGTTATTATTGGTTCTAATTGATTATATAAATCTGGTGCATAATTTTTAAGTTTATCTACAAAAGTTGCACCTGCTTCTAATTCTGGGCCTAACCCAAACCTTGATAATATTTCTTGACCTGCGTTAACAAATTCAACTGTTCTAGATTTTTTTTCACCAACTTTTTTATCAGTATCTTTAAAAAACTTTTTAAAATCTTTTTCAGCTTTATTAAATTGTTTTTGTATTATTGCAGCTTCACGAGCAAGTTGGTTATGCAATAACTCTGCTTTTTTTGCTTGTATAACTTTTAAATTATCACCTTCTCGCATAGCTTTTTCTGCATCTTTAACTGCTCTTTTACTTGCACGAGCGTATTCTGTTGGCCTAATGTCACCAACTTTTCTGTCAGCTAATATATCTCTGGCAACTTGTCTAGCAGCAGCTACTTGAAAACGTACTGGTTGCATAGTCTTAGTTAAAAATTTAAATTCAATAGCTAAAAATCTAGCTCTTGCTTCGTTATGCAATGCTTCTTGTATTTGTAATTCACGTTGTTCTGGGTCTGTTAAATTACTAAACTCGTCTAACATACGTTGTTCTGTACGTTCCTTTATAACAGTTTTTATAGGTTCTAAATCTACTAAACCATTAACCATATCTATTGCTGTATCAAAACCAAACATTTCTGCAACCATTTGTACTGGTATACCGTTTTTACCAACCATTCCGTTTTTGCCTGTACCTAATTTTTTTATTTCAGATGCCATGTCATAAAACGGCATAAGGTTTTTTAAACTATCAATATCTATTTTGCTAGTTTGTGCTGTTTTAAATTGATCATTTTTTTTATTATTCCATTCGCCAGTTTTTAAAAACTTTTGTAATTTATACAATGGTTCATTTTCTGCTTTTACAGTTTCTTCTGCCATTACTCTTTTACGAGTTTCTCTTGTTTCTCTGTTTTGTAATCTTTCTATTAACTTACCTTTTCTACTAAGCCATTTAAGTTGACCCATACTTGCTTTAGTTAATGAATCTATAGCAGCATCCTGTGTTTCTTGTATAGCTTTTGTGTATTCGTTCCATGTGGCATCATCCATACCACTTTGTTCTTGTGTTTCAAACATTGGTTTCATTGCGTATATTTGTTGCGATTGCAATATTGCATCTTCACTAGCTATCATGCGATCCATTACAGCCCTTACTTCATCAGTTAAAACTGGTAAATCTACACCATTTTCTTCTTTATAGGTTTTACTTAAATCATCAACAATAGATCTATAAAGGTTGCGTACATAATCTCCAAATTTTATAAATATTTCTTGCAACTTAACACTCGGTGCTGCTTTTTTTTCTGTTAAATAAATTTCATAATTATATGCAAATGCTTCGTGATATTTTCTTTTTTGATCTAATGATAATTTGTTCCATGCATCTACATTTTCTACACCCCAAAAATCTAATAACGCATTAAAATCATTTTGTATGTCTGGTGTTGCTTGTCCTGTTAAAACTAAATCTTCCATAACAGTTAACATAAAATGTGCTGTTTCATGAAAAAACGTAGATATATCAGCTTCTTTATTTAAAAATGCAGTTAATGTTTTAGGATTAAAACCACCTCTTGCATCATCAAAACCACTAGGTACTTGTTGTTGAGAAAATTCACTACTTAGTTTTTTTAAATATGCTTTTGTTCTTCTTAATTTAGTTTTTTCAATAATTCTCTCTCTTGCAGCAGCAGCTTCTTCTGGTGTCGCTGCCGGTGTTGAAAATAAATCTTTAGCTTTATCTCTTAATTGTTTATCAACTTCATTTGGACTTTTATCTCCATACTCTCCCATGTATGGTTCACCTAATTCAACAACTCCATCTATAGCCCTTTTATTTATTTGATCTTGTGTCGGTGCAAAATCTGGAACATTTGGATTTTCATCTATTTTTACTGAAATAGACTCTCTAGCTTTTCTATTGTTGAGTCTGAAATCTCTTCGTCCGTCTGGGAATTCATCATCGACACTAAGTCGAGCAGGGTCGAGTCTGATTGCAATTGAGGTATCACCATAGCCAAGATCTGCTGTATCTCTAGTGGTAAAGAAGGGATCACTTCTTGTAGTGTATTCGAGTCGATTGGACTCTCTGATTGCGTCTGCTGATTGTTTGTCGGTGTGGTGGTAGATAGTAACTGTTCCGTCTTCGTTGAGGGGGAGTCCTGTTGCTTCGTCTGTTTCAATATTATCTCGTTGTACAACTCTTCCTGTTCCTTCTCCAGATTCACTTCTTCTTGTGCTGATAATGGCCTGACGTTTGAGTTCATTGTCTACCTCCTGTAATGTAGTTTGTATGTCAGCATCTGACACACCAAGTTGTTGTGCCAAATTAACAGCAGCATTAGCGTAATCAGGTGCTTCGTTATCTTGATAACCTGTAGTTTGCTCTGTTTGATTAAGTTTTGCAGAATCATACAACCGTTTTTCTGGATACCAAACTAACGCTTGTAGATCTGCCATTGTAAGCGATTTTTCGTTTTGTTGCAATAAGTTTAACGCTTGATTAAATACTTTTCTAATTTGTCTTCTTTCTACTGGCCCAGTAGGTGCTTCTTTTTGACCGTCAATAAATTTAGCCAAACTATTACCGCCTTTACGCAATTCATCTCCTATACCTATTCTTTCTATGTTTTTCTTAGGTGTACCTAAAACAGATGTTATAAGGTTTGCGTTAGCTGTATTTTCAATAGTTGCTATTTGTGCCATTGCTTTTCTGTTAGCAGGTTTCATACTTGCTTTTTGTATCGCTACAGCTACCTCATCTAAATTGCTAAGTTTTATTTTTATACCAATTATTTTTTCAAAAGCTTTTTTGTCTTTTAAACTTAAACCTTTAATTAATTTTTTTAATTGTTCACGTTTTGTCTTGGCTTGTTTTTTATAGTCAGTTATTAATGTACCTGTCATTCGACCCCATGTACGCATTAACCATCTATCCATAGTTAATTGTTCAAATTGACCATATAAATTTGCAAAAAATCCATTACCAATTTTTGGCCCCATTACCGCAGCACCATAAACCATTTCGGTTTTGTTTTCTCCTGACACAGTACTACCAGTAAAAGCTTCTACCTCTTTTACGGTGTGCATAGTTTTCATAAATTGTTCAAATTCTTCAAACCCCTTTTCTTCCATTAATCTATTAAACAATTTCATGTTGTTATTAATTGCAGCACTTGCATCACCTATGCCTATATCAACTGGCATTACACCATTTTGTGCATAATATGCATATGCTTGTTCTGCTAATTCAAAATTTTTATCTACTTTTAAACCATTAGATGTATTAGCTAATGCCCAAATAAAAGCAAATCTTGCTTGTGCATCTGTAGCTATTTCTGGATGCACTTTAGACAATACAGCTAATGCTTTAGTAACTTTTTCGTTATACCAACCAACTGCATTTGGATTAGTTTTTAATGCAAACTCTGCATCTGCAAGTAAATTTTGTACAAGATGTTTTTCGGTTTCAACAGAAAAATCAGATAAATTAACTTTTGCTTGTTTAGCAGCATCATTAATACGTTGTTGTAATGCTAATTTAAAATCACGATTAGTTGCATATTGAGTTTTACCGGCAAATTCAAAACTATTTTCTAATTTGCCAAGTTCTAATATTTCAGCAGGTATTGGTTTACCTTTACTTTGTACTGCTCTTTGTGTAAATATTTCACCTTCACTTTCTAACTCTTCAATTTTATTAATTAATTCTAAATTTTTTATTTCCCATTGCCTACGTTTTGCATACGCCTCTGTCATTTTTGTTCTTGTCATTCCTTTGTTAACTGCTAATGGATCAAATGAAGTAACTTCTGTTTCTGTCCCTGCAATAAATCTTTCGTCTTCTGGCACTTCTGGCGGTATATTTTGTTGATGTTCTTCGTATTGTTTTTTTACCTTATCAAGTTCTTGTTTTACATCTTTTAAATTTTGTTGTTCAAGTACTTGTGTTTGTTCTGGCCCTACTACTTTATATGGATATTTTTCTACAAATTCATCAGGTGTTATTCCTAACCTATCCGATTGTGTTATTACATAACTTTGATAAAAAGTAGCTGCATTAGTTGCGTCTTTAGGTCTAAATTTACCAGTATCTAATAACATTTTTTCAAAATTGTTTTTTATCTTGCCAACACTTTCTGTAAATTTATTATTTTTATTCTCTGTTTTTTCTGTTATTTGTTTTGCTTCTTGGTATAACTTTTCACGATTAGCTTCAAAATAAGTACGTTCTGTTTTACTAAAATCATCTTTATCCCAACGTATATGTTGTTTTAAAAATCCGTCAAATTCTGTGTTTGCAAGTTTTGCTGCGTATTCACCTGTAGGTATAACAATATCCTGTCCAACTAACGCACCTGATTTATTTAATTCTTTTATTTGGTTTGCTATAGCAGGTGACACTTGTTCTATGTCTTGCATAGTAATGCCTTGTTGTTTCATTACTTCAACAACAGTTTGTGCATCTACATAGGCAAATGGTTTACCTTTTTCATTACCTAAATCTTGTGTTAAATTTTGATATTCTGTAGCACTTCTTTTTTTTAAAACACTTTCTGATGCATTTTTTGAAAGTTCATTTAAAAATACTTCATTTTCTTTTGCTTTTTTTACTTTTTGTAAATCACCTATAAATATTGGCCCACTTCCTGCCAAGCCAACTAAAGCCATACCTTGCATACTTCTTATAAAAGTAGTTGTTAATCTATCTGCTATTTCTGCTCGACCAGTTTCAGTTGAAATTTTTAATTCTAAATCTGTATCGCTTAATGCTACTGCTAAATCACGACCTAAAACATTAGTAGCTTCTTGTGCTACTTCAGTTAATGATTCTGCCAACATATTATTTAAAAAATAATTCTTAGCAAAATTTGTAATTGTAGTTTGTACAGTAGGCTTTGTTAATTTTTTTGTTAGTTGCTTTGTTGTTTCTTTTATTAATGCCTTTTTTATAGGTTGTGCAACTGCACCTAAACCAATAAATTCAAAACCTGCATTTACTAAACCAACACCTGTAGCAATATTTCTTGAAGTTTGACTATCTAAGTCTTCTTCTAATAAATCGAGATACATTGAACCGCCTTCTATGGCGTAACTATCAAATGCCATTGAACCTAAAAATCCAACAATAAACCCACCTTTAGCTGTAAATATAGAACCCGGCCCTGTAGCAGCACCTGCTACACCACTAGCAGCACCTGTATATAACCCAATTTGTAATGCGTCTGGTAATGTTTTTGAGTATTGTCCAATTATAGAAAACCCTTCTTCAAATATTCCAGTACCATCTTTTTCTATTTCTTCTAATCTTTTATTAATTTCTACTAATTCTTTATCTAATTCTTCGTCTGTATTGCCATACAATTTCATCGTACCTATTTTTCCTCTTCTTACATTTAATCTGCCTTTTTCCCAACCTTGTGCTGCATTTTCCGGAATGCTTTTAAAGTCATCAAATAATTTTTCTAAACCTTGTAAATCACTTATATTGTCATAAGCAATAGCTGCAAACGTAGGATCAGTAAGTTTTAAATGTAATACAGGACTATATTTTGCAAGTTCTAAATCTTCTAATCGTTTTTGTCTATTTCTTTCTCGCATTAATTTTATTGCTTCATCGCTATCTAAAGCAAAACTTTTATCAAGCCCTATTTCTTCTGCAAGTCTTAACCCTTCACCTACCATCTCAGGGTCTTTTTTCATTACAGCTTGCAAATTAGCTTTAACTATATTGTTTCTACTTTCTTCATCACGTTTTGTTATTTCAGAATATGGGTTGTAATCAGGTTCACTACTAGTGCCAATGTTTTGACTAGGAGCTAATTCTATTATATTCTTTTTTTCTTCGTCATCTTTTGCAAATTGTTGGTAAATATTAGTCATGTTGTTAACCTTCCATTAATCCGTTATTTGTTTCTTCTGTTTCACGTATTTTTTGTGTAGTCTCAGGTATAGAATCAGTTTTAGGTTTACCTGCTTTTACCCAATACTCTGCAATTTTGTATTGAGTTACAGGTATTTTTGCTTTTCTTAATTCCTTTATAATTTCTTTTTCTTGAACATCTGGTATATCTTTCATAAAAATACGTTTACCGCCTACTTTGACAAATATCTTTTTCATTTGATTTGTATTTATTGCACTTATTGGTACTGGTCTACGACCGTAACCTAAACCTTTAGTAAATACTCTGTCTGCTAAAAGTCCTTGCAACAATGCTTCTTTTTGTTGCTCATTAGGTTTAGCACCATATTCTTTTTCGTATTCCAATATTTTATTTCTTAATGCATATTTTATATCTAAATAATCATTACCTAATATTTGTTCATCACCTTTATTTTTTAATAAATCTGTCTTAGTTTCAATTTTAAATTGCTGTAAATTTTTATCAAACATTGTAGTGTTAATAGTGTAAGAACCAGAACCGCTACCACTACCGCTTTTGGCATTGTTTACATCTGTTGCTAATTCAAAATATTTTTTTTCTGTCATTAAATGCCTTAACGATTCTAAACTTTGATATTTTGGATCAGTATCGTCAGTTATATTAATTTCTCCTTTTTCTATATCAAGTAAAGTATCTATATCATCTGTTTTAGCAAATCCTTTTTTAAGATTTTCTTTGTCATCTACTTTTAGTTGTTCCCAAATTTCTGGTTTAATATCTTTCCAACCACCGGGTTTTGCATATGCTAATTCTTCCGCAGGGCCTAGTATTTCTGTTTTATAATTTTCTTCTGCAAACTCTGTAAGTTCAGTATGTTTAGCTTTTAAATTAGCTTCTACATATTCCAACACCTTTTTATCTTTTATATTTTCTCTAGCAAATACAAGAGCATCTTCTAAATTAAATACACCATCTTCTCCTACACGCATTGATGGTTGCTGTGTGTCTTTATATGTGTAATCTATTTTTGATACAACAGTATCTAAGTCTTTAGAATATAAATCTAGTTCATTACCTTCGCCATATTTTTTAGCTAATTCTTCTTTACTTAAACTTACAACTTTTTCCATTAATTTTGCATTTACTTCTGCTGCATAAGCAGAATCAGTTTTTATTTTTTCTTTGTCTATAACAAAACCATCTTCTTTTAATAATGTATTTGCTTTTGTAAATACACTATCTGCCTTTTGTACACCTAATTCTTTTGTTAAAAACAAATGTGTTGTGCGATGTTCTGATGGTAATGATGTAGTTGCACCTTCTTTATAATATTTAGATTCTTTTTGTAATTTTTCTAGATTTAATATATTAATTTCTTTTGTATTACCTTCCACGTATTGTAAACCATTACTTTGTATAGCATTATTGCTACCTTCTAATGAAGTAATTACCTGTGCAGAACTAGTAAAATTACCATCATTAGAATTAATATTTTTCCCATCTATTATATTGCTTGCAATATTTTGTCCATTTTCTTTATTCAAACCAGTTTGTATTGTTTTCATATGTTTGTTTATTTGTCCTTCTGCAATAGTTCCGTTACCTATATGAAATTCTAAATATTCAGCAGCTTTACGATATTCATTGTTAATTAATAGTTTTGATATAGATGCATCATGTACTTTATCTAAATATCCATTTCTAATATTTATATAAGTTGGGCCATCTTTTGTACTGCCTTTTGAATCACCAACAAAATCCATACCTTTAGATTCTGCATAATTTTTTATTTTTACATCTAGAGCAATTAAATTTTTTACATATTCACTATTTTCACCCATATTAAAATCATCAACAGACAACCCAGTTTCTGTGATTGAATTTTCTATATCAGCAATAGCTGCGTTATTTGCGTGTTTAGATCCTTCAGCTATCGAATGTTTACTCATTCGGTTTGTTGAAGATAATATTGTTGCTGATGACTTTTCGTTAAATATTGCTAATTGGTTTTTATTTTCTGATCTTTCTGCTATTTCTTCTTTTAACGCATTAAGGTCTTTTACTTTTTGATCATATGCAGTAATAGGTGTAGTGCCATCGTCTTCATAACCAATTACTTTTACAGCATTACCAAGTTCTGTTGAAAGATAATCATTTTCAATTTCTAATGCTCTTGTTTGATATTCAGTATGTAATTCTTTAGAATGTGCGTCATCTCTTTCATCTTGTAAACCTTTTGCTATCTGTGCAAATTGCCTAAATGCTTTACTAGATCTTTCTATATCGTCAGTTACTACATCGTCCATAGGACGCACTTCTGTAGCACTTAATTGTGGTGCAGATCCAACTCTAATTTGTTCTGTTGGGGTTGTTTGAAAAGGTACTGTAGCCATAATTAACCAACTAAACCGTAACCTTTATTTTTTACAAAATCGCCAATACCAGTTAATAACGTACTACTCATGTTTAAAAATGGACTAACTGTTGATGCGTTAGCTAATGCTCCGGCTTGTGAAACACCAAGCATTGTTCCTCTAATATCCATATTTACTTTACGCATTCTTGCTTCATTCATTGCTTGTACTTTATTAGTATTCATTGTAATCTTGTCTATTTCTTTCATAATTTCGTCACTAGCAAAAAGATTTGCTGTGCTTCCATAACCTAAACTTCCACCTCTTGCAGCAGCACTTGCTGTAGCTTTTCCTTTGCGTTGACCTGCTGCCATAGTTTTAATCATTATTTGTCTGTTATATGCTCTACCTACTTGTTGTGCTTGCCTTTCTAACATACGGCTATTAATTTTAGCCATATCTTTTTTATGCTCAAAATTAAGAGCCATTGATTTATATTTAAATTTTTTTGTTTCCGCAGCATAATAATTACCAACAATTCCTTGAAAAGTTCCTGCTATAGAACTAATACCAGCTACTTTATCCCAATTTGTTGCCATAACTTCAACAACTACTTATTTTTCTAATATACATACACTATATCTGTTTACGGTTACACTATCCACCTATAGCTACTTCCAATGTCAATCCAACAATTGTTAATGGTAATGGATCAGATTGTCGTACAAATAATTGTCCTGTGTCTTGCCATGTAGGAGTTAACATAATTTTTATATCTTCTGTTTTTAAATTAGGTGGTGAGCCGTATGGTTCTGTTGTACGTTGTTTTGCTTCTACTAATTTATCTGCACTAGGCCCTGCAAAAATACCAGAACTTTCTAATACTCTTACCCATACATGATTTAAATTTTTAACACGGCCTTGACTAAATGCTTCTGCTTGCAAAGCTAGTGGCAATGATTGCAAATCGCTTTCATAAGGTAACCCAACATGAACAACACTAGCTGCACGATCTAACGTAATAGAACCGCTAGATACAACTTTTTGTGGGTGTACAGCACCATCAGCTAATATGCTAACTGTTTTGCCTTCTAGCCATGTAATACCTGATATAACATTTCTTGCAACTTCGTAAGTTGTTATGGCTGTATTACGCAAAGATGCAGGTAAATCTTTATCTAATTTTGCCGTTGCTACTGTTTGACTAGATGTGCCAAGAATAGTTAGACGATATAACGTAGTACCATCAACTATTACTATTGCATCGTTTTTATCAGCAACGCTAGGTGGGGCTTCAAATAAAGTGTAATTTACAGTTACGGTAACAGTTTCCCCTTTGGTATAATTTGTACCGCCAGATACCGTTACTGTTCTATTTGTATCTGTATTTGTGCCATTATATGTTGCACCTGCGTCAACAAAAAAACTATCACGTTGAGTTGCGTACAGTCTTGTACCCATACGTTCTATATATTTTTTAGTAGCACCATTTATTGTTCTTTTTATAACGCAATAAACTACATCATCATTACCTTCAGATACACTAGCAACACTTTCAAACGTGCCATCTGTATCATGTTGATGCCATGCCCCCACTTGTTGTTCTGGCACATATGTAAAACCTATTAATTTACCACTACTACTTGTCATCCAAACAATAGGCAATGGTGCTTTAGCTAATGCCATATCTATTATTGTAAAATTATCAAACAAATGTGGTGCACGAAGAGATAAATCACCTGTAATAAATCCATTTGCTTGCCAGTTATAACCAAGTTCTCTAACGTGACCGCCACGAGCAGCAGCATAAACCATACTGTTGTTTACAATTACTGGTTGTGCATTATTAGCACCAACATAAGATTGTGGTTTTACCGATATAGAACTAGGTGTTATAGCGTCACTATTAACAGATGCTATACGCCACTCTGCTGATCCTGTAAGCAATAGTAATTGTGTTAATGGAACAATGTGTCGTATTGTATTTGCTTCACGAGCAGCAACTCTAAACTTAATACGGTCATCATCTCGTATAGGTATACCAAAAGACATATTACTTTCAGTACCTGATTTAGTCATGTAGATAGTTTGCGGATCATTATTTGTACCTGCAAAAACTCTGCGTTGTTCAAAATAAGATACAGCACCCGGAAAATTATTAGAACTAGGAAATGGGTTGTCGTAAACAGGAGGAGTTCTAGAAAAATCTGGTGCTATATTTGCATCTACAATTGTTGTGCTAGTTGTTTCTCCTAAAAATCCAAATACACCTGCTTGTTCTTTATATACTCTGTATCTTGCAGCACCAGTAACAGCATTCCATGTAATTGTATTTTTAGCTCCAGTTACAAAAATATTATTATTAACTGAAGCAGAACTAGATTGTGCACTTTCGTCTATAAGGTTACTACCAATAGCTGTAACAACATATTCATGAGCTTCATATGTATCTGAATTAGTACTGGATGATGAAGGTATATAGGCACTTACAGAAACACCAGTTGGTGATGCTAATGGACTTGCAAAGTTAATTGTTTTTAGTTCCCATTTTGTTGCACCAAGTCTTCTTAATTCTCTAGGTGCGTGACTAGGATGAACAATTGTCATAACGTCCGCAGATTGCACATAATGTATATCAAATAATTCTGCTTCTAAATACGGTGATGGTATTTCATATGTCATGTCAGTCGGTAATGCATACCAATTAGTTGCGTTTGGCGGTTGACTATTAGAATGTGCAGTTTTAGCGTAATAATTAACATTGTTATATAACGCTATATCTCCTACTGCATAGTTTGTGCCACCATTCCACGCTGCTCCATTGCTGTAATTTAATGTTGCACCTTGTGTATGAAATCTAAAATATTGATCACCCATTTCTATAACCATTGTTTGCACAGTAGAAAAAGTAAAAGACATTAATCTTACTGCTTTTGTGCTATCTTTTACTTCTTTTACAAATGCAAATCCCGGTCTGTTTTCGGCAGGGCCTTGTGGTTTAGCAATAAAATTACGCATTGTTGCTGCACCTTGTTGATATTTACTGTCATCAATACGTCCAAACATTTCTGGTGATATTTCACCTCCAGAAAACGCTTGTTTAAAATTGCGTGTTACAGGCATTAATTATCTCCCAGATGTCCAAGGAACTATATGTTCTACTGTTATATCTCTATGTAAATTGTCTGATTGTTTTGCTTGCGTTAAATATCCCTGCATCATTTGCGTACTACGTTTTGCTTCTGCCATACCTTGATCACCTTTAATTATTGGCCCTGCAAGCATTGATGCTAAATGCCATGACAATGTAGTTAGAAATAAAGGAGAAAATAATGATGGGTCAGTTACATATGCTTGATATCGCAACATTGCATTTTCTTGATTGGTATATATTAATGATCCTTCTACTGCAAATTGTTGTGGTGTATATTGACCTGCTACAATTGTCGGTGCAAAATTAGCTGTTAAATTACCCGGAGTATCACCTGCTGACATTCTTGTAGCGTAATCGTTTTGTGCCGAAGGAGATATAACTGCAACAGGGTTCATCATATCCGCAGGTGCTATATATGCGTAATCCCATTGATCAAGTGTATTTGTAGTTAATGCTAAATTTCCACGCTTTGCTGCAAAATTCCATGTGTGCATTTCTAGCAAATTGTTTCTTGCTATTGGATAAAAGCGTGCAGCTTTTTCTGCTTGTGCTGATCCTTCTGGTGGATTAAGCGAAGCTATTGTTGCATCATCACCCAAGTGAGCTAGGGCAAGGTTGCAAATATCTACTTCAGTTGCCATAACATCTCCTAAAAAAAAGGGAGGTTAGCAGTATTACTACTAGCCCCCAGTAACAAAAATAAGAAAATAATGCCTACTTACTTGCTAATTCAAGTTGACTAATAAGAGTTTCTTTTGTTTGTCTTCTATCTAGTTCTAGACCAATAGTACGACCATACACTTCAAGCTCTGCTTTTGTCATTGCTTCAAAATCAATAACATCAGATCCACCAACAATTTCAATGTTAGTGTTTGGCTCTCCATTGTATTCAAACTCTTCATCGGCTTCTCGCATAGATTGACCAACAAAGCACTTAATTTTAGCTCTGTAAATAGGCATGAATTCTCCTTATTAAACTACGGTAAAGCCAGAAGCATAGTACTTCTGTCCATCACCAATTGTTTCTACTATATCAGCAGTAACTTTACCTGCATTCATAGTACCAACAACTGTGTATCTAGCACCAAGATATCTTTGGCCTTTGCCGGCAATATCTGGATTTAAGCGTACAACAATGTTTTTACCTAATGTAAGTGCTGCTGTAGCTAAAGTTGTACTACTACCAATAACAGTTGGTGTACCTAAGTTTGCAGCAGCACTAGTAATAACTTCAAAAGTTACGCTAGTACCGTTAGCAAATGCTTCTGTTAAAGCAAAGTTCATGTACAAAGCAGTACCTTCACCTATGTCTCTAGCAACACCTAAATCAACGGTGTTAGTAGATACAGCAGTTGTTGTTACCGCCTGATCTTCGCTTACTCTGAGTAATGCATCTGTGATCATTTTAAATCTCCTTTAGTAATGAAAAATTAAACTACACGAGCTTCGTTATTAATTAACGAATCAACCTGTCTTATTGGAGTACCCAAGAATGATAAGTAGCTTTTAGCTGTTCCAAACTGTGATAAACCTTCTTGTATTTTTAAAACATTTTGTGATTTATCTAATGCTGCAATAGACAATCCAGAATGAACTGTTCTGTTCATATAGAATGCTGCTCTACCCATAGCCATGTTTGGTATTCTGTATGTTGCTCTTGCCATTAATTTAACAAGTGCAGTTGCAGCAGTAGTAGCTTGAGTACCAGTAACTCCAACTAAATCAGAA